GTGATGAATGATAAAGAAGCAGAGGATCTTGGGTTGGAAGTTGATCACGATGACTCTCACTGTTTCGGTGATCAACCCTTTGCACTTCTTGTGCATGGCACTCAACCTAAGGGATCAATCGCTGCCCTTAAGTTGAAAGAACGCAAGGCACAAGGTGCCTTCGGAGGTTATAACTCTAAGCGTAAAGTTGCAGTCGCTTGACTGTTAATTAATCGTCTTCAACTTCGTGTATTCTTCACTCAAACCCATGGCAATCTTCACTCAAGAACCTCAAACAACTGGCAATCTTTTCTGGATTGTTTATACTTCTCCTTATAAAGAAGGGTATCGATACCAATCTTTTGAGACTAAAGAAGAGGCAGACAGGATGATAGAATTCTATGCAACTTGTGGGACCTCCGCTACACTTATGGGGTGAACAGTTAGTATAAAGAACCTCTGAAATGTTGCTGACGAAGGTGTATGCCAGACAGCAGTATTTCGGGGGTTTTTATATGTTTTGCCGTGGGTAAAGCGATCCCCGTATATAAAAACCCCTAACTACCCTAATCTATAACGAGCCAAAAACGAGAGAGTGATTTCGATTCCTTTGATTTTAAAAAATCCCCGCGGCCAAAAAAATCGCCCAGGGTCGCATAAATATCTGTAGGGCACCTTATAAGGGAAATGAGAGAGATAGTCGAGTACCTGCTAGAGGAGGGAATTGCGAGTGACTATGAGAGTGCGGTTGTCATTGAGATGAACCTTGGTGATAAGATGCGGTGTATGATTCAGAGACATCTAAGTCTTCGCCCTGCGAAGTGTGTAGATGAACCTGAAAAGGGACCGATGGTCTTAAAGATCAAGAGATGTAAGATGGAAGGTTCAGAGGGTGGTAGTCCTTATAGGGAATGGAAACCGAAACCAGAGGATAAGAAGAAACCAACAAAACCAGAAGAGGGGTTTGATGAGTTCCGTAAACGCTGGGGGATTAAAAGTGTATGAGTTATTCTATCATTGGTAAGAAGAGCAAGGGAGTGGAAGTAGTATTTTTAAGTGATTTAAGTTATGAGCAAGCGAATCAGAATCTTACGATGATCAAACAGATGATACAAGCAGGGATTAATACGCAATATACAGAGGAAGATTTTAGGATAGAGGACGATGGTTGAGACAAGATTTCATATTTACAAAAAAGGCGCGATTTTAAATGTAGACAAGGTAGTAGGAGTCATGGAGTCTGTAGATGAAATTATTAATAAATTAAAAAACAACGAAATCTCACTAGATACGCATGAAATTGAGCAAATTGACTGTGAGGATTGTGACGGATCGTATTGACATTGTGATATATAAGTGGTAAGATGGATTGAGAGACGACGGTCTCTGAATACCTACATTCATTTCTATAGAATTCATGGCAAAAGGTTTTAAGATTGTTACAACTCCTCCGAAGGATAATTCGGAAGAGTTTGATATTGCAGCAGCGAAAGAGATGGTGAAAGGCAAGAGTATTGTCTTTTGTATGCCTGGGCGTGGATGTTCTTATATTTTCTTGAAGAACTTCGTGCAACTCTGTTTTGATCTGGTACAGGCGGGAGCGAGCATTCAGATTTCTCAGGATTATTCCTCGATGGTGAACTTTGCTCGTTGTAAGTGTTTGGGTGCTAATGTTCTTCGTGGACCCAATCAGAAACCTTGGGACGGCAAACTCGAATACGATTATCAACTTTGGATCGACTCTGATATTGTTTTTAACTCGGAGTCCTTCTGGCGGGTTCTCTCGATGGATAAGGATATTGCTTGTGGTTGGTACGTTACTGAGGACGGGAGTACGACCTCGGTTGCCCATTGGTTGGAAGAAGACGACTTTAAGAGCAATGGTGGCGTGATGAACCATGAAACCATTGACACGATCACTAAGCGTCGTAAACCCTTCACTGTGGACTACACTGGTTTTGGTTGGACCCTGATCAAGAAGGGTGTATTTGAATCCCTTGAGTATCCCTGGTTTGCTCCTAAGATGCAAGTGTTTGACTCTGGCGAAGTTCAGGACATGTGTGGTGAAGACGTGTCGTTCTGTTTGGATGCCAAAGAGAAAGGTTACGAGATTTGGTGTGATCCCGTTATCCGTGTTGGTCACGAGAAGACTCGTATCCTCTGATGCAGAAACTGTATTATGATTTTGGTTATGCTAGTAAGGCAGATCCCCTATGGGATTTGTCTTACGAATTAGAACCGCAGGAGTTTCCATTTCGTTCTGAACGGGTTGCGAAATGTCCTGCGTCTATTGCATCCTATCAGCATACCTTTATTGCACGTTCATCGATTGATTGTGACGTGTATTTTGACAAACCAAATAAGACCATGCATAGTCCCACATTAGGGCAGTATGGTTTTGACTGGGTGTTTAGTTGTGATGACCTTGATCGCTTAGATGAGGTTGATGTCATCACAATGCAGATCAATTCACCAAAGTATATGTTCTGGACACCCCGTTTGGCACATAAGAAGAACATACAGATTTGGTTACATGATGTTCCTCAACAATACCTAACGGAATATCGTAACTGGTATGTCATTCAAGGGATGTTACCAAAGAACTTCATTCATCGTGAAGTGAATGGTGCCATTGCATTAAAACCAGGAGAGAATCATTTTTCATTGAAACGTGGTGAACCTTTATATGCGATCACCATCTTTTGTGATGAAAAGGTCAAACTAAAAAGAAAAGAAGTACCACAAGAGATTTGGGATAATCAACGTCGCAAATCACTCATGAAAATGTTCTGTCCGTATACATATTCTAAGAAGATATATGAAAGATTTCTATAATGGACAGATATAACATTTTTATCTTTGGCGAACTAGTACATGATGCGGTAGACGAAGAATCGATGCAAGATATCGTAGATGACCTTGCCCATCAGTATTATCAAGAGGGTACTCCACATCCCGACGAAATTGTGGTAGAATACGCAGGTAACGACACAGAGGACTGATTATGGCAAAAACATTGAGCGGCTCAAAGAAAAAAATTGAGTCCAAGCCCAAACTCACCCGTCAAGGTTGTAGCAAGAATACTAAATATGCTGCAACCTCCCGTAACAAAGCACGTAAAATGTATCGAGGACAAGGCAAATGAGCAAATCCCCCTGGCGTTCATTTAAGACCAAAGGCGGCGGTTCCTGTCTCAGGCAGGACAAGCGTTATAGCACTGGTAACAACCGTTCTGCAGCACAAAAGAGAGCATCCTCCACTCGTAAAAAGAAGTAATCATCAAGCGTCTGAGAAACCCTCAGGCGCTTTTTTCATAAATACATCGCGTATACCTGTAGATTCCTATGGACAATCAAGACCAGAAGATGCTACGTGAAGTTGTGGGAGACCACATCAATGACCTGAAAAGGCAAACAATCCTCCATGAACAAATTCGTAATGATGAGGATTATGATGATTGGGAATACGGCACCGAACCATCGTTCGGAAAAGACCAATAAATAAACAATAAAGACTAGGTAATAAAGTGCCTCTCCAGAAAATATCCAGAGGTTTCAAAGACATATCGTTGTCTTTCAAACGTCATCCAGTTACAAACGATATTTTACCCCTAAAGAATGAGGATGCTATCAAGCGTTCTGTACAAAATCTTGTACGAACTACGGTTGGGGAGGTATTTTTTAATAGATTGATTGGGACAAATATTAATGATGCGCTATTCGAGTTAGCAGATTCAGCGTTTCTTGACCCAATTCAGACACAGATTGAAACTACGATTGAAAACTTTGAACCCAGGGTCAGATTAACTGATGTTTTACTTGATGTTAGACCCGATGAGAACGCTTTGAGTGTTACCGTAAAGTATGATATTGTTGGATTGGAGTTTCCTGCACAGATTATTACGTTCGTACTACAACCAACTAGACTATAATGACCTTTACACAGTTCACGAATCTAAATTTTGAGGACATTAAGGCGTCTATCAAGGACTATTTGAGGTCTAATAGTAATTTTACGGACTTTGACTTTGAAGGTTCTAACCTTTCTGTCATTATCAATACTCTAGCGTACAATACTTACCTGACTGCGTTCAATACGAACATGGCAGTCAATGAATCTTTTATTGATACAGCGACTCTAAGGGAAAATATTGTATCATTGGCGCGTAATATTGGGTATGTACCCCGTTCAAAGCGTGCTGCAGTCGCAAATATTAACCTTTCTATTGCAGGTATCTCTTCTGATACGTCTTTAGTGGCGATTCAACCAGGAATTGTGGCGCTTGGTAACGCCGTTGACGCCAATTACGTATTTTCTGTACCCGAAGAGATCACAATTAGCGCAAGTAATAGTACTGCCTTGGGTAATTTGAACATTTACCAAGGTAATTTCATCATTCAAAACTTTGTTGTAGACACTTCGCAACCAAATCAGCGTTTTGTACTACCAAATGCCAATATTGACACCTCCACAATCCGCGTAAAAGTCAAAGATACTCAAGCAAGTACGACTTCTACCTCTTTTAGACTGGTTGACAACATTATTGGCATCAATTCTACGTCAAATACGTACCTAATTCAAGAAACAACCGACGAAAAGTACGAACTTTTGTTCGGTGATGGTGTTTTTGGCAAGAAATTGCAAAATAATAACTATGTGACAGTTAGTTACATTGTCACAAACGGAAAAGAATCGAATGGAGTTAGTAATTTTACGTTCTCTGGCATCATTAATGACCAAGATGGGGCAGCAATTACATCATTTGTCGCTACTCCTACTGCAGTAACACCCGCATCTAACGGCGATGACATCGAGTCTGTGTCATCTATCAAGACTTATGCTCCAAGACTCTATTCCTCGCAGTACAGAGCGGTCACAGCGTCCGATTATGAGGCGATTCTGCCTACATTGTACCCAAATATTGACTCTGTTACTGCTTATGGCGGAGAAGAACTAGATCCTCCCCAATATGGGCGCGTATTTTTGGCAGTAAAACCCAGAAATGGCACATTTTTGTCAAAATCGACCAAAGATAATATCGTTCAGAGTCTAAAAAGTTACTCTGTTGCAGGAATTGTACCTCAACTCATCGATATTAAGTATTTGTATGTAGAACTTGACTCTTATGTTTACTACGATCCCAACTATACGGGTGATGTAGACACTCTAAAGAGTAATATTAACTACTCTTTGAGTCAATATGCGTCTAGTAATGAAGTGAATAGGTTTGGTGGTCGCTTTAGATATAGTAAGACGATCGGTCTCATTGATGATGTTTCCACATCGATCACTTCTAACATTACACATGTTAAGATTAGAAGAAATATGGTAGCAGCAATTGCTCAAAATGCTGCTTATGAACTATGTTTTGACAATGAATTCTACAGACAGAAACCAAGACACAATATTAAGTCTTCTGGGTTCACGATTGCTGAGTTCCCCAACGATACTGTTTATATTAGTGATTCTATCGTTCCTAACAATATTGGTGCAACACTAACTACGCAAGGTGCTCTTGCGGCATCTGCCCCCGTTCAGCAAGGTGTAAAAACTGGAGCATTGTTCCTATTTAAAATTCTGAACGGTGAAATGGTGATTATGATTAACAATATTGGTTCCGTTAATTACGAAAAAGGTGAGATCCTTTTGAATACGTTAAATATAATCAGCACCGCTAAACCAAACAACGTCATTGAAGTTGAAGCAGTTCCACTTTCTAATGATGTTGTTGCCAGAAAAGAATTGTATCTTCAACTGGATATTGCAAATAGCAACATCTATATGAGAAAAGATTTGATTGCATCTGGTGCAAATGTATCTGGCACTACTTTTGAGTCCCAATCCAGTTATTCTAACGGAACGATAGTAAGATAAGAGATGATCGACACCTCCATCAACAGAGTTCAAGTCAATGAAGTAATTGATAATCAGATTCCTGATTTTATCGTAAATGATAATCCTGAATTTGTCGATTTCATGCGTCAATATTACATCTCCCAGGAATTCCAGGGGGGTGTAATTGATATTGCCGAGAGTCTGCAGGATTATAAAAATCTAGACTTTCTAAACAATGTCAATTTAACAAAATCTACAAATCTTTCATCATCTGACTTAGGACAGTTTGATGATGTAGTGTATGTTGACTCTACTGATGGTTGGCCTCAGAAATATGGTCTACTGAAGATTGGTGACGAGATTATTACGTACACGGGGATTACTACAAACTCGTTTACTGGATGTGTTCGTGGTTTTAGTGGTATTTCTAACTACCACAAGACTAACGATCCTCAGTCTCTAGTATTTTCTGAAACTTCAGCATCTTTTCACGCTGGATTAAGCACTGTAACTAATCTAAGTAGTCTTTTCCTGCAAGAGTTCTTTAAAAAGACTAAAGAACTCTTTTCTCCTGGGTTTGAAGACAGAGATTTTAATGAGAATGTTAGCAGATCTAACTTTATTCGTCAAGTAAAGGACTTTTATCGCACAAAAGGTACAGAAGAAGCGTTCAGAATCCTTTTCCGCGTACTCTACAACGAAGATGCGTCTATAATTAGACCACAGGATTTTCTTTTTAGACCATCTGAAGCAAAATGGGATAAGAAGACCGTTCTTATTGCAAGATCTGACAATGATGCAGGTATCACAACGGCAACTCTGATCGGTAAGTCCATTACACAGAGTTCTACAGGCGCATCTTGCCCAATTTCTGCATTTGACTCCGTTAGAATTCCTAATGGACCAATTTATTATAAGATCTTTACAAATGAAGAGAATATTGAAGGGATCTTTGTTCAGAACGGCATAACAAGGGTTACTAGTCCTGTTGCAGTTGGTGCAACTGTCATCACAGTTGATTCTACTGTTGGTTTTAGTACTTCTGGATCAATTCTACTCAATACCGAAGAAGTAACTTATACCTCAAAGAGTTACAATCAGTTTTTCGGGTGTTCTGGAATTACAACAACATCTGATGCAACTACGGAAATATTTTCTTTTGACAGTCTGACTGTTGATGATGGTGTAAGTGTTCAAAAGTTTAGATTGACTGGTGTTCTTGACCAGTTCTATTCTGATGCGGATGCTCAGAAGAAAGGAGATACATTTGGAGTTAAGGGGTTTGGTTCTAACGAACAAGGATTACATTTCACTTCTTGGCTTGAAAATATCCCCACCAGAAGTAATGTAAACAGAGTTATAAGTCTTGGATCGAATCAATATCGACTGGAGTGTAGTTCTGATCACTTCTTGATGATTGGAGATAAGATTCTTGTTATTGATAGCAGCACAGGCGCAGAACTTGAATTTACTGTTTCTGGTAATGGTGGTCCCGCAACTACTACTGTTATTGGCGGTTCTGTACTAGACGCTACTGGTGTTACCAAGTATTACATCAGAAGAAAAATTAAGTTTGCATTTAGTAGTGCAAACGGTTATTTGAATCAATACACTACTAATATCCAAGACATTTACAACACAAAAAATGATGTATATGTCGCTACTACAGGTCTACCAAGTTATGATATCACAGTAACAAAGAGAGTAAGAACTTTCAATAACTCTGGTGTGACTGGAATTAGTGCCCAGATTTCTTTGACTAACCACGGGTTCTTTGATGGTGATGAAGTTGTTTATTCACCATCTGATGCAACAAAAGGTGCTGCTGGTCTTGAAACGGGTAGATCTTATGTTGTAAAGAAGGTTAATGGTGATAACCTGTATCTTGCAATTTCCCCATCTGCGGCACGAAAGGGTCAGTATGTTAATGTTTATGGTGAAGTAGACGCTTCATCTTTAGGGGCAAGAAATTATAAGTTGACTCCTAAGGAATTCTACGGTAAGGGTATTCAACCACAACATCAAATTAAGAGTTTCCCCAAAAAACAAACATTTGGATCTGAAAGACAAGAGTTTATTCAGGGCGATAGTGTTGGTCTGTTTTTGAACGGCATC